AAGCATCTCCTCAGCACACTCTTTGACATTAGGGAATCCGTTCTCACATGCAACCTCAATATCGAGTGACATGATCTTCATACTCTTGAAGTCATAATCTACTTCGTCAGGAAACTCTTTAGATATAAACTGATACAAATATCTGTCATAACCATGCACCTCAAAGTTTGGAACTTCTTTATACTGGTCAACAAATTGACGTGCTTCACGCACAGACTCAAACCTTACTGGTTTTGCATACCTACCATCAAGTGTCTTCCATTTAGTTTGTTTTTTAGTAACAACAAAAAGAGTTGGAGAGAACTTAAACTTACGTTGAATACGTTGTCCATCTTCGTATCCAATGTAGTGTATGTTGTCTCCAACCAGTTGTACGTTGGTATAAAAACTCATTTAGTAACTGTCTCGTATTTCTTTTTCAATTCTGCTGTTGGTGTGACTATTGTAGCAATAGTTTCAGAATAAAGCAATACGTCAGTGTCTGTTGTGTAACGTGGCCATGGTTCTAGTGTGCCATCTTCCTTAATTAAATAAGGATCTTGCATATGACAACTAGGTTCTTCTTCTAGTTGTTCTGCCATGGTAATTAATTCAATACCACTCTTTAATATTATCAAAGCGATTTGCATAATGTTTCTAATTTGCGTAGGTCTTCTTTGTCCCAGATGTTATTGTCTTGTTTCTCGTAAAGATATACAGGAGCAATAGATTGTAGTTCTGGAATAAATGTTTTGGTAATTAGATTACCAATATACATCCTAGGTTTGTATTCGTCAACCTTTATGTTAAAGTAACTAGGACCGTTGAACATAAGATGCTCAAATGTTTGTGTTCCACCTACAAAAAGTGGAAAGGGTTGTGGTACAAAATTTAGATCATATAGTGGAGTCTCTATAGGTTGATCAAATGATGCGATGCCAACTTGACCATTGATTAATGCAGGGTAATCAACTAAAAATTTTTTTAAAATAACTGTCCCTGTAACTTCAATAAGTTTACTGCCATGAAATTTGTGATCTGTTTTATATGACAGAACTAAATTATCATCAATGTCATATAACTTATGTTTCCTCATCGTCTAGTATTGCTTCTGCGTCTTTAAATATTTGTTCCATATCTAAGTCTTCATCAGTAACACCCGCAATGACATCTTCATGTGCCTTGAAATTTTTCTCGTATTGTTCTTCTTTTATTGCTTCAACATATTGTTGTGTAATACTATCCAGTGGTTCGTACGCTGTAATAACATGCCCTGCAGGAAGAAAGAAGTCTTTATCTTTACTTAGAGGTGCCCATGGAAACCATGATAGTTGATATCCCTTCTCACGATTAAATACAAGTTCCCCTTCGTCAGATACAATATCTAAACGAAAGGGTTTATGTAACTTAAATCCTATAGATTCTTTAGTCTCAGGATCTGCTAACTCTTGTACCTCTGTAATTATTTCTTCGTTAGATCTTAATAATAAAATCTTTATACTCATTCTACGTTGCCACCCATCTTCTGTACGTTAGTAATATATGTATCACGAAGACTAGGAACTGGTTCTAATACAGTAACAACCATATTATGATTCAATGGAATCTTAACTTCTGGTGATAATGGACACCATGGTGAGTAATGAACTTTAACTTCTGGATCTGTTACAATTCCTGTCTTATCCATTTTAGGTGAATCATACTCAACTTTGTATGGATAGTTTGCAATGTATGCTTGTCTTGCACCAGTTTCTTTATCAACTGCTTCTTGTAAATCACAGATAATGTTATCGCCATTGAACATAACAACTACCTTTACCCTCTCAGACTTTACAAGAAACTGAGGAGGAGTAGGAGGAGTGATATTAATAGGTTCTTTCTTCCCTTTTGCCATGTTAAAAAATACTTTTGTTTATATTATAAAGGAGGTATCAACAATTGTCAATACCCCCTATGTATTACCTCAAGTAAGTTGATGCGTAAGATCGGAAAACACTTTTTCCATTTACTACATCATACTTGCCATCCCATCCACCACCAATCCTTTGTAGTTTTACATCATTCATATACTTGTCTATCCAGTATAAGAAAAATGAAACTTGCTTACCAAAAGTTTTGTACTTTGTACCTTTCTCTGGGCAGTATGATTGATCCTGATCTATCCTAGTCCATTCTTGAACTATCCATGTAGTTCCAGATCTTTCATCATCCTCTGTGTTCATTGATAGTTTATCAAGAAATCCGAATGCTTTTAATAACTTTGGGTTATCGCATCCATATCTTTTCATTGATAACATTGCTCCTGCAAACCATGCCTGATTCCAACTCTTTTCTCTTTTTATTATAGAGTCAAAAGTTTTTATTTCATCAAGGAAAGCACCAGTTTGTCCTACTAAGTCAGCAGCAGTAGGTGCCATGTTTCTGTATATGTCAGGATACGCACAGTTAGCAGCAAAGTTTAAACCAGTAAGGATAGTTCCCTTCTTTATCTTGTTTGACACAGGATCATAGTTGAAAATACCATTAAGAATACCATAGAATTTTTCTTGGTTCTTTTCGGTGTTAGATACAGCGTCAAATGTATCGTAAGATTCTTTTATCCTCTCTAAACTTTCAAATGCAAATTGAATGTTTAGTACGTTTTTTGGGAGAGCATTCACATTACCCTTTTCCCAGTTAAAAGCACGAGTGTTAGAATCTAATCTAAACAATGTGCCTTTAGGGTAAAATTTTCCTTGAAAAGTATCGTCTCTTGTAAGAACACCAGTGAATACTATTATGTGTTCTACTAATAATGTTTCTAATTCTTTTTTCTTCTTGTCCCACCTACTCTCTGTATCTCTCTGACAGAAAACTTCTACTAAGTTTCTGTAAATTGCGTAAGGTAAAGGACTTGCTGCAACTCTAGGAAATCCATCTACAGTTTCTGTAGTGAAATCGTGAAATGGTATTGCATTACCATATTTGTCAAGAACAGCTGAAGTGTCTGCTGCAGGAAATAATACCCTTCCTGTAAGGTTTTTTAAATTTTGCATGGTTAAGTTGAAATAGTCCATCGAAAGTCGAGTATGAAGGCTCTTCCGTCTTTGGGTTCATGTTATATAGCATAGCACATGTCTAAAGGTTTGTCAACAAGTACGGATATCCGATCTTGTGCTATTGACATGTACTTCTCATCAGTTTCAATACCGATAAATTTTCTGTTTAGTTTTACTGCTGCTACACCAGTAGAACCAGATCCCATACAATTATCTAATACAGTATCACCTTCATTAGAAAATGTTGTTATCAACCATTCTAACACAGGAACTGGTTTTTGTGTGGGATGTACTTGTTGTTGTGCAGAGAAGTCTCTTGATATGTTAAGGATTGACTTAGGATATCTTGTGCCTTTGTTTTCAAAACCTTTTACAGGTTTGAGACCATATCCATGGTCATTCCTTTTACTTACATACCCCTCTGGATTCTTGCTCTGTCTTTTAAATGGTTCTCCTTTCTCCATGATAGGATTATATGTTCCGCCAGGTTTCTTGGCAAACAATAATATATTCTCATGAGTCTTCATAGGTCTGTACTTTGCTAGACCTGGCGAACCACATTTGTTTTTGTTCCAGATTAGTTCATACTTGAACCATTTTAATTTAGAACATATAAGTTGTGATGAGAATGGTTGAGAACCAAACAATGCCATCATACCTTTTGGTTTTATGATACGACCATACTGTTCCCACATTTGATTAAAATCTAGGATCTCATCCCACTTAATAGATGTAGTGCCATATGGAGGATCACAACAGATAAAATCAATAGACTCATCTGGTATCTCTTTCATTAGTTCTAGGCAATCACCTAGTCGTAGATCATAAGTTTTCAAATCCATCATGTGATGATATCTTTTTACGTACTGAGTCCTTGTAACATTCTACTATAAATTCGTACGCTTGTCTATGGGTACGTGTTACTGGTGTTACATTATCTTTCCATTTAATCTGGAATGGTAAGTTGTTACCATTTGATGTTAGTTTCTCAAGTGACTTGAGAGATTGTAGGTGACACTCTCCTGTTGTTTTGTTTAGTGCAATGATGTAGTAGTCAC